CCTTACTGCTCGGAACTTTTTTTCTTTCATTTGTTCCTCCTTTTAAGCAACGGTATTAACATTGGTTAACTTTGTCAACAAAAAAGCGAGCAAGGTTTTTGCAGAAATTGGTTGACTTCGTTAACGTGCGTTAATATGGTGTTATCAACGAAACAACAAAACAAAGGAGTAAAGCAATGGCAACATTCCATGAAGTAAACGGGCGTACTTATAAGATCGAGTTTGACGGAGAGTATTACACTGTCAGTTCTGACAAGATGAAGTGTCATGACAATGGACAAGAATGGACCGCCAGCTTCAAGACTATGGAAGAAGTGGCAGAGTTCATGGACGTTAACAGCAACAAGATTTAACCGCCCCACGGCGAAGGAGTTGAGAAGATGGTAAAAAGATATTCGCCAGCATATGGCACTGATTGTTGCGAATCTAAAATTGGTAAATTTGTTCATATTGACGACTATGCCAGACTGCGCGAGTTGTGCGGGGAGATGGTGGAGACGTTGCGTAAACATTGCGACAGGCTCGAGCGCAGGGCTGAGTGGGACAAAACAGGGAGTTTGTACTATGACTCAATGCACTTGCTCACAAGGTACGAACAGTCCATGAAGAAGGATTGGAGATGAAAAATCACAAAAAAGATGACGGTAATGGGTTCATGTTTCATGGTGGTTGTATGGGGTGTACAAACGATATATCTGTTTGTCCGGGATGTCAGTATATGGAAGCAAATTGGGACTTGCCTGACCTGAATCCTGTGAATATTGAGGAGGAAGAAAGGAAAGATAGGCTTAGAATGTTTGCAATGATTACGGCAAAAACGGGAAATTAAAATATAAATTATTATCACATGCAAAGCCCTCAGCCTCAGGCCGGGGGCTTTTTTCGCGCCATTTGACCACAGGATACCATTGGTGTATGATTATTCGGCTTTGGTGACTCTAAGCATGACATTTTTTATTAACGCCCCTTGGTTCACGCATAGCGTGGAGAGTCACCCGAGGGGCGTTTCCCGTTTATAGGTGTTATTGATGTGCTAATGCGTAGAGGATTTGCAATTGGCTAAAAAGTCGCTCAAACTATCTCTCAACGAATTTGTATGGGAGACAGAAGACATAAAGGGCAATGAAAAATTGCTTTTGTTGTATCTTGTGTTTAGAGCGAATATAAAATCTAGGCAGTGTAATCCGTCATGGGAAACGATTGCTAGGGATACAGGCATGAGTAGGAGTACGGTGGCGCGTTCCTTGACGTCTTTAGAGACTAAGGGGTACATCTCCAGAAAGGAACAAAAAAAGACCACACAGTTCTCTTTACTGTTCTGGGTGTCAAAACGAGACCACTATAGTGTCAAAATGAGACCCATATTTGATATGACGCCTGACGAGCGTCATTGCCAAGAAGATGACAAGCTGGCAGAAAAAGCATATCTTAATGCCGTAAAAAACAAGGGGGAGTGATGGAGTTTTTCTCGGAACACGCTTTTATTTTTAAAATGGCGGCTCTTTTTGTCCTTTGGTGGATGTTTGCCCCGAACTTATTCGGTAAAGGCTTTATAAAGGGGTTGTTTCTTTGGTCTTGTCTTTTTACCTCGCTTACTGTGTTCGGAATGGCAACGCTTTTTGAGGGTATAGATTCCGGGTACGATGCAGGTAGATCCGCTACAATTGAGCAAGTTAACAAGCTTTCTGTCGAGAAAGGTTTCAGTTTTGAAATTGAGGACATCAAGAAGTGAACAACAAGGGGGAGTGATGACTGAAATTGTAAGGCGACTAGATGATTTTAAGCGTTCAGAAAAGTATGCAAGGATAAAAGAGGCGAATAAGCTTTTTGTAAAGGAGTTGAAAAAGTATGCCAGCAGGAAGACCAAGTAAGTACAATGGTGTGGATTTGAAGCAGGTGCAGATGCTTGCCGAACAGGGTTGGACTGACGCGCAAATGGCTAAATTCTTTGGGGTTTGCGAAGACACTTGGCATGAGTGGAAAAAGGTTCATCCAAAGTTTTCCGAGTCCTTAAGGGATTGGAAAGTTGCTGCTGATTTTAGGGTTGAGCGTAGTTTGTATGAATCTGCGATAGGATATACGTGTAAAGAGACTGTAAAAGAGTTGATAGCAGCAAATGGGCTTAACCGAAACAGAGAGTCTGAAATATCATACACGACTGATGATTGGCTTAATGCTTTGGAGTTTTTTGATAACAGATGCGCTTATTGCGGTAATAGCGGAAAGATGACAAAGGATCACGTTGTTCCTTTGTCTAAGGGTGGTAAGCTTGAGTTTGGCAATGTCGTGCCATGCTGTCAGAGTTGCAACAGTAGGAAAAAGGATCGAGACTTGTCTTTTTGGTATGAGCAAGACGCTTCGTATGACAAAGAACGAGAGGCAAAACTTAAGCAATATTTGTCTGATTGCGAACAAATCAAAGAGCATGACGACAACGATAGCAAAAAGTCGTGTTTGGTAGTAACCAAGGAAATAACAAAAAAGATGGCTCCAAACACAACGGCCTGTATCTTTTGGTTGAAGAATCGTAAGAAGGAAGAATGGCGGGATCGGCATGAATTCAACCACTCCGGCAATGTCGCAATCGAGAACGTGCTAGCCTCTGGCAGAAATCGCAGCAAGAACAGGGATAAGCCTGAGGATTAGGAAAGGTTTATGGCAGCATGAAAGACGATGTATTGTTAGCGCAAGAAGTCTCTAAATATTACGCGGACCCTCTTGGGTTCGTTTTGGCTATGTTCCCATGGGGCGAAGACGGGATGCTTAAGGACTACAGCGGCCCTCGTCGTTGGCAGTGGGAGTACCTTGAAGACCTTGGCGAGCAGATAAAAGCCCACGGGTTTGATGGCATTAACGCTGTTGCTCCAATCCAGATGGCTACAGCATCAGGACATGGCATCGGAAAGTCTGCCCTCACTGCCTGGCTCATTCTTTTTATAATGTCTACTCGACCTCATTGTAAGGGCATTGTTACTTCGAACACCTCCGACCAGTTAAAGACGAAAACATGGTCCGAGCTTGGGAAATGGCTGAATCTATGCCTGACAAAGGATTGGTTTTGCTACAACTCGAGCAAGGGGAACATGAACATCGTCAGCGTAGAGCATCCTCAAACTTGGCGAGTTGATGCGCAGACATGCCGTGAGGAAAATTCAGAATCCTTCGCAGGTCTTCATGCAGCGAACTCAACGCCGTTCTATATCTTTGATGAGGCTTCGGCTATTCCTGACAAGATTTGGGAAGTGTCTGACGGTGGCTTGACTGACGGCGAGCCGATGCGCCTAGCGTTTGGCAACCCTACCAGAAACAGCGGACGATTCTTTGAGTGCTTCAACAGGCTCAAGCACAGGTGGAAAACCAGACAGATCGACAGTCGTGACGTTGCCGGAACCAACAAGGAGTTGATGCAGCAATGGGTTGACGACTTCGGTGAAGACTCCGACTTCGTTCGTGTTCGCGTGCGTGGTAGATTCCCACGTTCTGGTTCTTGCCAGTTCATTGGCTCGGACCTTGTACATGCCGCTATGAAAAATCAACTGGTGCCTGAGATTTGGAACTCAAGCCCAAAGTGTCTAGGTATTGATGTCGCAAGGTTCGGAGATGACCAGAGCGTTATTACTCGTCGTCAGGGCCGGAAGATGTGGCCTCAAAAGAAGTTTAGAGAGCTTGACCTAATGACGTTCGCCGGATTCGTCGCGCGAGAGATAGACGAGTTCGGAGCTGATTATGTATTCATAGATGGTGTTGGCATTGGGGCTGGCCTTGTTGATCGTCTCCGGCAGCTTGGATATTCGGTTATTGACGTCCAGTCTGGTGCAAAGGCAAACGATGGAAAGACGTACTATAACAAGCGTGCCGAGATGTGGGGAGGAATGAGGGAATGGCTTAAACTTGTCCCTGACATGCCCGACGAGCCAGAGCTTGAAGCGTCATTAACTAGCGTTGAATATGGGTTCACTCCGAAAGAGCAGTATTTATTGGAGAAGAAAGCAGACATGAAGAAGCGAGGACTGCCTTCACCTGATGAGGCCGACTCTCTTGCTCTCACGTTTGCCGAACCGATTGGCAATGTCGGAAGTCATTTCGACACTGCTGATACAGAATACAACATGTGGGAGGTTTAAGATGTGGACCTACCTAGGCGCGACACTCGGCGTGGTGATATTCATCATACTCGGCAAGCTTGCACAGACAAACAGAGACGCAGCGGCGGCGATTCTAGTTGCTCTAGTTGCTGCCGGGATGACCTATAATGTTTTGACGAGGTGACGATGAACAGCGAATACACAGTCAAGTACCACGCTCCCGAACGCAAAGAGCTAACCAACGACGAGATAGTCGAATTGCACGTAAAGGCGCACAAGGATCGTCTACTAAAGACGGTGTTCTATGACGGTAGCTGTCGGACTCCGCAAGAGTTCATGAGGTTCGTCAAAGACCCTGCTTTCTGCTTCATGGCAGTATATGACAAAAACTTGACACCTGCTGCGTGTTGCTGGCTCAACGGTTTCAGCGGTCGGGCTGCTCTAATCAACTTCTTTGTGTACCGGGACTTCTTCGGGTGTCAATCATTTGACATAGGTCATATGGTGTGTGATATCTGTCTAAAGCCGAATGAACACGGCGAGGCTTTCTTGGACACGCTTTACGGGATAACACCGCGTTGTAATCGTGCCGCCCTTGGATTTGTTGAGGGGCTTGGTTTCAAGCGTATCGCAAGATTGCCTAACGTTTGTGATTTCAACGGGCGCATAATGCCCGGAATTTTGACCATAAAGGAGTACGAACATGGGTAAATCTATCCCGACACCCGCAGCCCCGGCACCGCCGCCTGAGGTACCCAAGGAAGAGACGCTCACCGAAGAGGAGCGCAGGAGCAAGGCCAACGAAGAGCGTAGGCAGAAGGCCATGCTTGGCAGGCAGGAAGCTATCTTGACCTCTCCTCTTGGCGAACAGGGAGAAACCAAAACCCGCCCGCGCGGAATTATGGGGATGTAACTATGGGTAGTTCCTCTGGTGGAAAGAGCGCACCGCAACAGGCCCCGGCTCCTCAGGAGACAACGGCAAGAGCGGAAACGACAACCGACGAAATGCAGACACTTGACGATAAAGGAAAGCGCAGGCGTAAAGCCGCCGCCGCCGCAGGGCAGAGGCAGAGTATTTTGACAACTGGACTTGGCGAGACTGGCACAGCAAGCACGGCAGGCCGTGGCATCCTTGGAGGCTGATATGCCCATTGAACAGACCGCAGATTCTTTGCGTAGACTTGCAAGCCGGACAAAGCAGGTATTCGAAAACCAAGTGGGTGACCGCCTTCGTGTTGTCCGAAACTACGTATTGCCTGAGCTTGGAAAGTTCCCCGGCGAGAACCGGTCTTCACAGGACGAGAACCGTAGGGCAAAGTATGTCATCATGTCCACGGCCCAGCTTGCTAACCGATCTCTGGCCGCTAACTTTCAGGCTGGCATGACATCCCCGGCTCAACGGTGGAAACAGTGGTTGCCTGTCGATAAGGACTTGCTAGAGCTTCGGGGAGTACGAGAGTGGTTCTCCTCTGTTGATCGGCTGATTGATAATGTACTTGCTGACTCAAACTTTTACCCGACGATCCACGGCGCGTATACCGAGCTTGGACCGTTTGGAATTTTTGACATGCTTATGGAAGAGGACGACGAGGATGTCGTGAGATTCACGCATATTCCTGTTGGCTCGTTCTTTTGGGCGCTAGACAGCAAGGGCCGCGTAGATACGGTTGTGTGGTCCGTAGCTTGGACCGCTCGTCAGCTTGCTGAGAAGTTCGGCAAGGACAACATGTCCGAAGGATCGAAGGCTATTCTGGAGAAAGATCCGGACAAGCCTATTGATTGCTACCATATCGTGACGCCT